CTGCGCGGACCCCAGCACGATTTGGCATGGGTGGACGAACTGGCGAAATTCCGAAATGCCGAGACCATGTGGTCCAATTTGATGTTCGGGCTGCGACTGGGCCAGCGCCCCCGGGTTTGCATCACGACCACGCCCAAGCCGATCCCCATCGTGCGACGACTGATGGACGACGAGCGCACCTGCCTGACCACGGGCACGACGCACGAGAATTTCTACAACCTCGCCCCGACCTTTCGCAACGAAATCATCAGCCAGTACGAGGGCACGCGGATCGGGCGGCAGGAGCTGTACGCGGAGGTCATCGACCCGGAGGACTACGGCATCGTGAAACGCCCATGGTTCAAGGTCTGGGACGCCGACAAGCCGCTCCCCGACTTCTTGTACGTGCTCCAATCCTACGACTGCGCGTACACCGAGAAGACGATCAACGACCCGACCGCGTGCAGTGTCTGGGGCGTGTTCCGGCCCAACGCGGACGCCAAGATGTCGGTGATGCTGATCGACTGCTGGGAGGACCACCTCGCCTACCCGGACCTCAAGCCCCGAATCGTGGACGAATACGCCGCGATCTACGGCGACCCGGGCAAGAAGGTGGACCTAGTGCTCGTGGAGGACAAGGCGTCGGGGATCAGCATACTGCAAGACCTGCAGCGGGCGGGCATCCCGTGCCGCGCCTACAACCCGGGGCGTGCCGACAAGGTCCAGCGGCTGCATCTGGTGGCCAACATCATCGCCCATGGCCTCGTCTACGTCCCCGAGTCCACGCTGCACCGGGGCCAACCGCGCGATTGGGCCGAAGTGCTGGTAAGCCAGATCTGCTCGTTCCCCGAAGCCGAGCGGGACGACCTGACCGATACGACCTCGCAAGCGCTGCGGCTGCTGCGCGACATGGGCTTCCTGCTGGTGGACCCCGTCGCACCCGACACCGACTACGTGGACGAAGAGTACCGCACCCAACGGGAGAATCCCTATGCCCAATGACAACGAACCATTCCTCGACCCCGTCGATCTAGCCATGTTTGCCGGGGCTCGCTCCTCCGTGCCGCTCATGTCGCTGCTTTACTCAAAAGAGGCAAACGCGGGCACGGACTATGAGCGTTTTGCTCAGCAGCGGGCGTACGAAATGGCGATGGCCGAGCGCCAGCGAAATGCGCAAATACAGCGCGCGATCGAAATGCGCCGCCAGCAGGAACTGGACGCACGCATACCGCCCGAGGTCCAACGTTTCTACATCAACTCGCGCTACGACCCGACCACCGCTACGCGCCGCGTGGACTATGAAACACCGCCGGTCCGTAATTTCGGATCACCCGGCAGCGAAATGCGTGCCGCACCCCGCAGATTCCAAAAGGGCGGCAGCGCCCGGAAGACGCTGCAGCAGATGATGGACGAGTTGCTAGTGCGCGGAGCTAAGACGACGACGAAAGACACGCCGGACATCGGACGCCGAGCACTGTTCGGGCTGCGCCCCCAACAGGATTTCCCGCTGGCCAAGCTCCACCCGGACATCGAGAAGGCGACCGAGTCGCGAATCACCAAGGCGCTGTCTCCGGGCAAGCCGGGTGAGCCGTACATCAGCGAGGAATTCGCTGCGAGCCTAAAGGCGAAAGGCCAGTGGACGCCGCGTGATGAAAAGGTCTTTGGCCCTCAGCTTTCTCGCCGCGCGTTATTAACCGGTGCTGCTGGTCAGGTAGCTAGACGCATGATCCCCGGGCTTGACAGTCTGGTCCCCAGCGCGAGTGATGTAGTGCCGGAACTTAAAGGCGCATTGCGAACCGTCGCCGGTCCGGATAGCACGCTGAGCATCTCGGAGATTTTGCCCGGTCTTATCGCCAAGCACATCAAGCCGACTAAATCTGGTCACTGGTCAGGCGTCGACGAGGGCGCAGTCATCAAGGAGCTGGGAGAGCGAGGGTACAGCGACCCCAGTCAGTACAAAGGACTGCTCAACGACTACAATTTCATAGACCCCGAGTCCGAAATGGACTGGGCAAGTCTGGGGGCACTGAAACGCCCATTTGAGCACTACCAGTCGATCATTGATCCGCGTGGTGAAATAGCCGGACGGATCGGTTTTGACCAGTCGCGCAACCCGTTGTCGTATCGCCCAGCAATGCGGCAGATGCGGGAAGCTAATCCGGACCTGTATAAAGAGACGCTGGACTCGGCGCGTCAACTGACCAATAACGACGTCGAGACGGTCTTGGAGAACATGCGGTATGGGGAAAAAAGTCGCAAGGCAAAAGACGTCTACAAGTCGCTGGATGAGTGGAGGAAGAACAAGATGTCCGCCCAGGACTTAGAGAACAAGTTCCCGGATTTTGTCGATGAGTGATCGTCCGTGTTAAAATCGCGCACCGCAAAGGATTGAAGAATGGCAACACTGTTACCACCTGAGCAAATGCAGCCGACACCGGGGCCGGAGGACGAGCAGGGGATGATGTTCGACCTCGACGACCCGATGGCCGAGGTGGAGGAGCAGGACGACGGGTCAGCCATCGTCCGGATGGACGAGTTTAAAGGGCCGACGGAGAACGAGGATTTCTACTCCAACATGGCTGAGCGCCAAATCTTGGGCATCGATCTCGATAACCTCGCGCTGCGCTACATCAAGCTGCTGAAGAACGACAAAGAAGCGCGGGAAGAGCGGGACAAGAAATACGAAGAGGGACTGCGCCGCACTGGCATGGGCAACGACGCCCCCGGTGGCGCTAACTTCAATGGCGCGAGCAAGGTGGTGCACCCGGTGCTGGCCGAGGCGTGCATCGATTTCGAATCGCGGGCGATCAAAGAGCTGTTCCCCCCGGACGGTCCAGTGCGCACCCACATCGTGGGGGAGGTGGACGCGGAGGACACGGAACGGGCCGAGCGCAAGCGCGACTTCATGAATTGGCAGCTCACCGAGCAGATCGAGGAGTTCCGGGACGAGCAGGAGCAGATGCTGACGCAACTACCGCTCGGCGGCTCGCAGTTCATGAAGATGTGGTACGACGAGAAGAAGCGCCGCCCGTGCGCCGAATTCGTAGCCATCGACAACATCCTACTACCTTTCTCGGCGGTGAATTTCTACACCGCACAGCGGGTGACCGAGGTGCAGGACATAACGCAGGAGACGTTCGAGGACCGGGTGGACAGCGGGTTATACCGCGACATCGACATCATCAAGGCGTCGATGGAGCCCGAAATGTCGAACGCCGAGAAGGCGAATGACAAGATCGAAGGCCGACAGTTCCAAGAGAACGACGACGGGATTCGCACCGTCTACCACATCTACACGATGTTGGAGCTGGAGGACGATAAGGAGTCGGGCGGCGAACTTGCCCCCTACATCCTGATGATCGACGACATGTCGACCGAGGTCGTGGGCCTCTACCGGAACTGGGAAGAGGGCGACGAGAGCATGAAGAAGCTCGACTGGCTGGTCGAGTTCAAGTTCATCCCGTGGCGCGGTGCCTACGCCATTGGTCTCCCACACCTCATCGGCGGTCTCGCTGCCGCTATCACCGGCGCACTGCGGGCGCTGTTGGACACTGCGCACATCAACAATGCGGCGACGATGATCAAGCTCAAGGGCGCGAAAATGTCCGGCCAGTCGCAGCAGGTGGATGTGACGCAGGTAACGGAGATCGAGGCGGGTCCGGGTATCGACGACATCCGCAAGATCGCCATGCCGATGCCATTCAACGCTCCATCGCCCGTCCTGATGGAGCTGCTCGGATTCTTGACCAGCGCTGCGAAAGGCGTGGTGACCACCAGCGAGGAGAAGATCGCGGACGTGAACGCAAACGCGCCGGTCGGGACCACCCAAGCACTGATCGAGCAGGGTGCGGCGGTATTCTCCGCCATCCACGCCCGCCTTCACGACTCCCAACGCCGTGTCTTCATGGTGCTACAGCGTATCAACCGCTGGTATTTGGACGACATGCGCAAGGGCGACATAGTCGCGGAACTGCCGATCAAACGCGAGGACTTTAACCGCAATACCGACGTGATCCCGGTGAGTGACCCGCACATCTTCAGCGAAACGCAGCGGATGGCGCAAAGCCAAGCGGTAATGGCGCTGATGGAGAAGCACCCCGACATGTTCGACCGTCGGGCGGTGCTGCAGCGGGTGATGAAGCAGATGAAGATACCGAACCTCACCGAACTGATGCCTTCAGCAGTGGAGCCGGTAGAAATGAACGCGGCGGAGGAGAACGCGTCGATGGCAGTCGGTCGAGCGGCATTCGCGTACCCGCACCAGAACCAGTTGGCTCACATCCAAGCGCATTTGGACTTCGCGCTGAACCCGATGCTGGGGTCGAACCCCATTTTCGCCCCGATGTTCCTGCCGCCTTGCTTGGAGCATCTGAAGCAGCACATCATGCTCTGGTACATGGGCCACATGGACGGATACGTCGAAGAAGCTCTCGGCAAAAAGCCGAAGGATTACGACGTCCCCGGGATCACGGGCGACATCGACAAGCTGTACGCGCTGGCGTCGCAGCATACCAACATGGATGTTAAGCAGGCGTTCACGCGGGTCATGCCCGCTATCCAGCAGCTCATGCAGGTCTTGCAAGCGTCCGCGCCGAAGCCACAGATGGATTCGTCGGACCAAGTGATACTGCAGACGTCCATGGCGGAGACCAAGCGGCGGGCGCAGAAAGACCAAATGGACGCGCAATATCAGAAAGCAAAGCTCCAAGGCGATCTGCTGGACAAGAACCGGGGTCAGCAGATCGAGATCGCGCTCAACGCCGCCGACAACCTCACCCAAGAACGAATCAAGACTGCAGAGCTGACGCGCGACGCGGCGGCGCTACAGCACGAGCAGGAAAAGACTGCGATGACCGCGCTGCAAGGCGCTCAAGAAACCTTAGGAGTACCGTATGGCAACCAGTGATGCAGAGCAGAAGAGTGTGAACGTTAATCAGCACAAGCGCATGGCAATGGGCGCGCCCATCCAAGGCAGCTCGATGGGTGGCTCGACCGGCAGCGAGAGCAAATCGCAGTCCTCCGGCGAGTCCAAACCCCGCGTTGGCGCACTGATGCAAGCCAAGAAAAAATAATGAGAATCCTCGAAGACTTGATTGGTGCTATCGAGTCGAAAAAGACGGGGATTCTGAAATCGCTAGTTAGTGGTCATGCCACTACCTTCGATACCTACCAGCGATTGGTAGGACAGCACCAAGGGCTTGAAGAAGCTCTGGGTATTTTAAATGACCTGTTAAAGGAAAAAGATGACGACGACAGATAATCAGTCGGGTGCTTCGAATGAAGCGCAACTTCGGGAAGCATTTCCTGATATAGACCCCGGCGCAGTTCCTGTAGGTGGCCGCATACTCGTGCAATGGCGAGCAGTGGCTGAACGTGTTTCACCGGGCGGTCTGATACTCCCCGAGGAGACAAAAGAGACCGAGAAATGGAACACGCAGGTCGCGAAAGTGATCTCCATGGGTTCCCTAGCTTTCAAGAAGCGTGACACGCTCGAGCCGTGGCCGGAAGGTACTTGGATCGAAGTGGGAGACTACGTGCGTATGCCTAAATGGGGCGGCGACCGGTGGGAAGTACCTTACAAAATCGGCAAGATCGAGGCAAAGGCGCTTTTTAGCATCTTTAACGATCACGAGGTGATTGCAAAAGTCACTGGTGACCCCATGAAAGTGAAGGCATACCTATGAGCACTACCGAAAAAGTAGACTTGCAAATGCAAGAGGACGCGGACGGGTCCGCTGTGGTCTCTCTACCCCCCGGAGAATCTCCGAACGAGGGTCAGAGCCGCTTGGAATCCAACGCGGAACCCCGTGATGATCACGAAGATGATGACGGACCCCCGGAAGATAATACTCCGCACGCCGACCCGGAGCGAGAAGCCATTCGACTGGCTCGACGCGAGGAGCGAGTACTCAAGAAGAAGCTGACGAAGGCTCGAGCGACCGAGTCGACCCACCTGATTAACTCGCTGAAACGTCAGAATGAGCAGATGGTCGAGCGACTGGCCGTCCTTGAGAAGCGGACGGCAGGAGCGGATGTCGCGCGACTGGACAAGGCCATCGAGGACTCCCACGTCCGGCTCCAATATGCGAAACACAAGATCAAAGAGGCTACTGAAATGGCCGACGGCGCGGCACTGGCAGATGCGCAGGAAGCGTGGTACGACGCCCGCCGCCAAGTCGAAGCTCTGGACGCTCTGAAGAAGAGAGCCGTTAACGACACCCCCGGACAATCTGTTCCTCGCGCTCCGGACCCCCGGCTCAAGAAGCACGCGGGTGACTGGATGTCGCGAAATACATGGTATGACCCCAACGGAGGGGATACGGACAGCCAGATCGCGGTGAAGATCGACGAGGCTCTTGTACGCGAAGGCTGGGATCCGACAAGCCAGGATTACTGGGAAGAGCTGGACAATAGATTGACAAAATACCTTCCTCACCATTATAATAGCGTATCTGGCGAAAGGTTGCCGGAAAGGAGACCCCGTTCCGTGGTTACAAGCTCAGGTCGTGAATCAGCACCGTCCGCAAGGCCGAATGAATTCCGTCTGTCTCCCGATCGCGTCAAAGCGATCAAAGAGGCTGGCAGATGGGATGATCCGACCGAACGCAGCAAGATGATTCGCAAATATGCCGAGTATGACCGTAATTCACAGAACCGGAGTTAAACCATGAAAGACGACCGCCTTAAAAAAGATCTGACCGCTGGTGGACGCGAATCCCGCGCAATGCAGGATAGCCGTCGCAGTTCCGCCACAAACGAGTTAGCGACAGAACAGGAGCGTCGTAGGATGTTCCGGAACGAGTGGATTCAAGAATCCCTCCCCAAGCCCCCGGATATCCCGGGATACCATCTATGTTGGCTTTCCACCACCAACAGCTATGACCCTATCCATAAGCGTATTCGCATGGGATATGAGCCAGTGAAGATCGAGGAAGTTCCAGGCTTTGAGAACTACAAAGTTAAAGCCGGTGAAATGACTGGATTTGTCGCGTGCAATGAAATGGTACTGTATAAGATGCCTGACGACGTCTATCAGTCCATCATGGCCGAACTACACCACTACGCTCCCCAAGAAGACGCGGATTCAATCCGGCACAATATCGAATCTCAATCGCAACAGCGAGACAGTAACGGTAAGCGCCTTGGTCAAGTTGAAGGTGAAGGCATAGATTTGCTTGACCTTACCATGCCCGTTCCGGTATTTACCTGACGGATTTCGAACTTGCTTATTGGAGAGATATATGTCTTCTACTAATCAACCGTTCGGTCTGGTTCCATCGTTCCATCCTACTGGTTTGGATCGCGCTGTTGCCTTGACTGACGGTATTGCTTCGGGCTACAGCTCGGCCATCTTAAAAGGCCAGCCAGTAGCTCTCAACAGCTCCGGCGTTATCGTCGCCGCTACTGCTGGCAGCGCCTACCAAGGCGCGTTCGCTGGTGTGCAGTGGACCGATACAACTGGCCGTTTCCGCGTGTCCAATTACTGGCCCGCGTCCACCGCGTATATTACCGGTTCGTGCGTAGCTTATTACTACAACGATCCTAATATCGTATATGCCATCCAAGCTGATGGTTCCTTGGCTCAGACCTCGATCGGCGATCAAGCAAACTTCTCCAACATTACCGCTGGTTCTACGACCACTG